TGACGCGAATAAAGCCTCCATTATCTTCTTCCTCCAGCGTGTATATCTAATCTAAAAGTTCCTAATTTCCAATTAGTATCTACCGCTGTGTTAGAAACAGTTAATGCAATTGCTCTAGCTCTTGCACGCGTGTCTATTTTTTCTGTACCAGATGTTATTGTAAACGGACCTAAAGGTGAACTTGAAGCAGCATTGTTAGGATAGTTTCTTAAATCTAACTGCACGATTGTATTACCTTGTTGTGATATAAAATCAGGAATAACTCTACTAATTCTCATTATGTTTTCTCCGTCTCCTCTAAGATCTCCTAAATTAGTTGCAGCTCCTCTAACAACTTTTTGTGTAATATCAAAGTCTCCTGAAGTGATGTCAGCTGGAATAGCTGTAGTAACCCCTAACCTTACTTGATTAACTCCAGTTTCGTGTTCATAGTAATAAGACACTCCTTCAGTATTTCCTGTTACATCAAACGATGTGTCCGTGTCAGCGTCGTATTGAGTTGCATGAGGTAATCCAAACACAGCTGAGTCTTGCCATGTAGTTCTTATAAATAAACTACTAGCATTAACAAACCATATAGGTCTTTTAGCTGTTGAATCTAAATAACTGTATGTAACAGATTGTGTGTTTACATTGGAGTTAGCTTCAGGATAAAACCAAATAACTTCTCCAAACAAGTTATTAACTCCAGCATAAATCATTTGATTTGAAGTTGTATTTAAATTGTCATAAACATAATCTTCAACCAAACAATCCATAGATTCTAGTTTACCAGTGTATTTAAAGAAACCATTTTCTGACATCCAGTAAGCAGCGCCATCAACTTCAACAGCTGCATTTTTACCGATCAATCCACAGTTCGTACCAACTTGTTCAAAAGCAAACGTAAGAGGAGTTCCAACAAAACGCATTGTAAACAAAGCTGTGTCAGACCAAATGTATATTGCATTTCTACCAAGTTTAGCTCCCATGATCCGTGATCCGGCGGCCAGTCTTTGTGTACCAGCACTATTGGTTGCAGTAGGTGTGTAGGTGTTTATATCCTCTTGAGATGAGAATCTTATAAACATTTCATCTTGTGTTGTAGTATCACCAATAGTTGTTTCAGTTCCAAAGAAAACTAAGTGACGATCGGGCGTCGATACTAACATATCACGTGAGGCTGTTGGTGCTCCAGTTATAAGTGTTGCTCTTGTAGCTGTAGCGTTTGATGCGTTTGAGTCCCATTCAAAACAAGCTCCATTAACTATTAATGCAATTAACTTATCTCCTAAATTATCTAAAGACCAAAGTCCAGGTTCTGCAACTTTATCCGTGGTCGATGCTGCTTGGCCCCATGCTGAGTAAGCACTAAAATTAGTTACGGTTGCTCCATCACTGTGAGAGGCATTAGTTGTCCCCCTAACATTTCTGGTAATTCCAGTAAAACTTGTAGCTGTAAGTCCTGTGTAAGATATCTCCTCATTATCTACTTGTATAAAATTTGTTCCTGTGCTTGGAAACCCCGTTGTGCTAGCTACATTGATTGTGGTTCCCGAACCACCAGTTCCAGCAGAGTCAGCGTTTAAAGCTCCATTTAAAGTTGTTGTTTGTGGGTTTGTAACGGTACCGCCCCATTGAGATATACCATAACCAAAAACACCAACCTGTTCGGCTGGTCCAACATGATAATATTGAAAATAAGTTATACCTCCAGAAGTAGTTGCTCCAGCTCCTCCTTCATTAGCTCCTGCATTTATTTCTACAGTAAGAGTTGAAGGCACGGAAGTAATCATAAATTTTTTATCTGCAAAAGTAGAAGATGAAAAATTAGATCCTGTAATGGTGCTAAATGTCGATGCGTCTCCAAATAAAATAATATCTCCTACAGAAAAATTGTGTGCAGAAGGAAAAGTTAAAGTAACCGTAGGTTGTCCGTTGGTTGTGCTAAAAAAATTTGTGGCAGCAGTTCCAGATGGATTAACCAAAGGATGTATATCATAGTAGACTCCTCCAGAATATGCATATAAAATTCTATTTGTTCCTATGATAGCGTATTTAATACCCTCTTTATTAACCATGTGATGTAAGGCTCTAGCTGCACCGGTTAATTTACTATCTCCTAATTGAGACCAACCACCTATTTTTTCAGGTGTGCCATATCTAAATCGGACGTTTTGTCCTCCTGTCCATTGAGATTCCGCTCCAGTAGCTGTAACTTGTTTATTGAATCCGGGTAAAAAACCTAACTTTTGTAGCATATGATCCTTATAGCTGAAATTATTTTCTTAGCAATATTGATTAAAATACCACATAATGGTATATTTCCAACCCATAAAGTATGAATTTATATAAAGAGCATAGTGATTTTTTATCGAAAGAAAGTAAAAATTTTATAGATAACGTTGTATTAGGTGATAATTTTCCTTTTTACCAGATACCTTCATCAGGATCGTTAGGAAAACAAGTAAAAGATGGTTTATTAAATCATTTAGTTTTACCTAGACCAGAGGATCGAAGTCTTACAGAAAATGTGACCTCTCAGTTTTATATGCCAACAGTTAAAATACTAGATGAGTTTTTAGCAGCAGTAAAAATTAAACCATATTTTTATTTAAGAATTGCTTACAATCTTACTTACAATAATGGCTTTGATAAAAGCGGTCCTCATACAGATCATGACTACGATCATAAACAGGTTATTATCTATCTTAATAACATAGAGGACAAAAACTCTAAAACTGTGTTACTAAAAAACAATAAAATACACAAAGAAATAAAACCAAAACAATATAAGGGCATATGTTTTGGTAATTTAAAACACTACAATCATAACCCTAAAGTTGGAAAACGAGTCGTATTGATAGGTACATTTATATGATAGAAAGCTTTACATTACCCAATTACGGAATAATAAAAAGTAAATTACCTAGTAAATTATACTCTGCTTTATTAAAAGAATGTTTAAGTTATAAAAAAAATAATAAATTTATATCTGGATTAACTGAGCCCGGTGTAGCAAATCATTTTTATGTGAAACAAAATAAAGATAATATAAGTAATTTTATTTCTGAAATGGTAAACAAATATACTCAAGAGTATCCTAATTATCCTAAAAGCATAAAAATTTTAAACGACAATACCAGTGCAGTGTTTCAAGATCCATGGATTAACATACAAAAATACAACGAATATATTCCAGTGCATGATCATGATGGAATTTTTTCATATAACATATGGATGAAGCTACCCACTAAATCAATATTTGAATTTAATTACAGCACTGTTTTAGGAACCCAAACTATACAAAGATTTATTCTTGAAAAAGAAAGCGAAGGGACAGTAATATTGTTTCCATCTTTATTGAGGCATACCGTGTATCCTTTTAAAAAAACCAAAGAAGTTAGAATATCTATTGCGGGTAATATTCTTTTAAATGTAAAACAATGATAGAAATACAAGATAATTTTTTAAATAAGAAAGATTTTAATAAAATAGTAGAAGTATTTACACACAACAATACTCCTTTTTATTTACAAAAATCAATTATAGAATATCCAAAACCAGACAACTATGTTCAAATGTTTCATATCTTATATGAAAATAATATAAAAAGTTATTTATTTGATTTAATAAAACCATTAATTGATAAATTAAAAATTAAAAAATTATTTAAATGTAAAATTAATCTTTTATTTAGAACAGATAATATTGTAGAACATGGTTATCATATAGATTTTACAAAAAAACCTAAAGACCTGTATACTTCAATATTGTATTTAAACACCAACAATGGGTATACTAAATTTAAAAAAGGTATTACTGTAAATAGTTTAGAAAATAGGTTAGTCAAATTTCCTAATGAAATTGAACATACTGGATCTACTAATAATTGCTCAGAGCCTTATAGATTAGTATTAAATATAAATTACACGTTATGAAAATAAATAATATTTACTGGTACTTTAAAGGTGTTTTATCCAAAAGATTTTGTGAAGAATTAATTCAATATGGAAAACAAAAAGAAGATAAAATAGCACTTACAGGTGGTCTTCCTAATGTAGAAGATTTATCTAAAAAACAATTAAAAGATTTAAAGAAAAAAAGAGATTCTAATATTGTTTGGATGGGTGAGCAGTGGATATTTAAAGAAATACTTCCCTACGTTAGTTTAGCAAACAAAAATGCAGGTTGGAATTTTGATTGGGATTATAGTGAAGATTGTCAATTTACTAAATATACAGAGGGCCAGTTTTATAATTGGCATCAAGATTCATTTGATAAACCTTTTAATAACCCAAACAAGTTAATGCTTCATAATAAAATAAGAAAGTTATCTGTAACTTGTTCTTTGTCTGATCCTAGTACTTATAGCGGCGGTGAACTAGAGTTTTATGAAGGAAGCCCTGAAAGAGCCAGTAAAAAAAACATGTTTAAATGTACAGAAATATCAGAGCAAGGTTCCATAGTTGTATTTCCATCTTTTATGTGGCACAGAGTTTGTCCAGTTACAGAAGGAACAAGATATTCATTAGTAATCTGGAATTGCGGAAAGGAATTTAAATAATGTTTAGTATCTTTAGCTCTTACATATCTGTAGATTATTTTAAATTAAATGTAAAAAAATACAAAAAAGAAATTTTAAACCTTAAATTAAAAAATAATACAGTTACTAAAAGTAATTATGGAGGATGGCAAAGTGTTTCATTTGAAATAATTCCAGATAATTTTACAGACTTGTTTAATGAAATAAACAATAGAGTAAAAAAAATAGAAGAAAATTTAAGTCTTTCAAAAGAATTAAAATTTCATAATTGTTGGTATAATGTTAATGGTCTAGGTTCTTTTAATAGACCGCATGTTCATCCAGGCGCTGTTGTGTCTGGGGTATACTACATTTCAATTCCTAAAAATTCAGGGTCTATTGTTTTTGTAAATAATGACCTAAATGATTTTAATGATTTTTATGGTTCAGTTAATAAATATAATGAATACAATTCACCAAACTGGATTATAGAACCCAAAGAAAATACTTGTGTTTTATTTCCATCTTATTTAACACATTATGTTGAACCAAATTTAAATAAAAAAGAAAGGATAAGTATAAGTTTTAATTATGGCTTTTAAAAAGAATAAATACACAGTTATAAAAAGTGCTATATCAAAAGACCTAGCTTTGTTTATTTACAATTATTTCTTAATGAAAAGAAATGTAGCAGATATTTTATTTAAAGAAAAATATATATCACCTTTTGAAACAATGTTTGGAACTTGGTCAGACGAGCAAATACCTGGAACCTATGCCCATTATGCAGATATAGTTATGGAAACTTTGTTATTAAAATTAAATGATCTCATGAATAAAAAAACTAAATTAAAACTGTATCCTAATTATTCATACGCAAGAATATATAAAAAAGGCGATGTTTTAAAAAGACATAAAGATAGATTTAGTTGCGAAATATCAACAACTTTAAATTTAGGTGGTGATGTTTGGCCTATTTATTTAGAACCATCTGGACAAGTAAATAAAAAAGGTAAAAAAATTATTTTGAATCCAGGTGATATGTTGATATATAAAGGGGTAGAATTAGAACATTGGAGAGAACCTTTTGAAGGCACAGAATGTGCTCAAGTATTTTTGCATTACAATGATTCTGCAACTAAAGGTGCAGAAAAAAATATTTATGATAAAAGGATAACATTAGGTTTACCAAGTTATTTTAAAAGAAATGAATAAAAAATTATTATCAGAAATAGCATTTTATTATGGCACTGTAAAAATGCCTAAAGGATTTGAAATAAGAAAAGATGTGTTAGTAAAAAACGTATCTCTATCTCAATTATATATAGATGTTAACCATGATTTTAATAGAGAATTTGATAAACTTAGAACTTATGTTTGTGATTATATGAGAGTAGATCACGGATATAATTTAGTATTAAAAGATAACTGGGGAAATTATTTTGAAAGAAATGAAAAAACAAAACCACTACTTCAATTAGATCCTGTAGATTTAAAAAACTCTGCTGACTTTGTATGTTTGTATGGAGTTGAAACAGATGGGGACACCTGTGAAATTACTCTTTACTATGACGACAATAGAAGAAAAGGAAGAACCTGGACCTATAAATTAAAAACAAATACTTATATTATTTTTCCTAGCACACAATTATATTGCATAGACAATAAAAATAATAGACATTTAAATTACGTAGAAACTTTAACTTTTGAATATAATTAATTATTGAGTCCAAATATACCAGGGCATTCCAAACACATCTTCAGGAACTGCCGGTGAATCTTCTAATCCTGCATCAGCATAAGAAGATAAATCCCATGCTGTAGTATTTTCATTCCATACATAATAATGAGTTAATGCATTATAAGTATCGTGAGTTGGTTGATCTCCAACTGGAGACTGCCATCTTGCCTCTGCTTCGTTTAATACCCACGATGCATAAGGTTTTGGAGGCATAAAAATATTTTTTTCTGGCATCCATGTATAACCTATGTTTGCACCATTACCTCTAAACGCTTTAGTGTGATCACCAGAAAGATGTTTATTTTTTTTAGTAGCTCCTGAGTATTTAATCCATTGATTAGCTGGCCAGTTATTATGTTGTTCTAAGTGAGCTTGACCTAATGATTCTTGTTCTACTCCATTCTCATCTGTAACAATATCATTGTCTAAATGAAGTATTGCTAGCACTATATTATTTTCATCTATTTTTGCAAAATTAGCCATGTTACGCTACCTTATACCTTATAATTACCACACCAGAACCGCCCGTTCCTGAGCCGGCTCCGCCGCCTGTTCCGTCTGTTCCACTCGTAGGGGGAGTACCATAGTTACCTCCGCCGCCGATTCCTCCTGTAGTATTTCCACCTCCAGAAATTCCACCGCCAGCTGCCCCACCAGCAAAATATTTTAAAGCTCCATCTGGTCCCGGTACTCCTGCAGCAGGGTTAATAGCTGTACCTATGCCAGATCCTGCAACTGAGTTTCCAGCGCCAGCACTTGCTGCTCCGCCTCCGCCACCAGAAGCTTGGTTTGTACCTCCCGGAGAAGGTCCTCCAGGATTTCCTTGAGAGGGAGTTACAGGGGGAGTGTTTCCAGATCCTACTGATCCCGATCCACCTTGGTCTGTTGCTCCCATACCACCACCAGATCCTCCTGGATCTCCTGATTGGTTTCCGCCTGAGTTATAAGTACCTCTATAAGTACCACCGCCTCCACCAGCTGTAGAAGTGATTGATGAAAAAACTGAAGGGTTTCCTGGATTTCTTGATGCTCGACCCGCAGGGCCACCACCAGAACCAACTGTAATTGGATAAGATTGAGCTGTAACAGAAATCGGAGTTCCAGATCCTGCTCCACCTGGACTTCCATCTAAAGGGGATGCAGTGTAAGAATCTACCGAAGATTTATATTCTCTATATCCGCCGGCACCTCCGCCACCAAAATTTCCTGATCCTCCTCCTCCCGCAACAACTACATATGAAACTTCATTGTTTGCAGTCTCGTCAGCAATTTGTGTTACTTCAAAAGTTCCCGGACTTGTAAATGTATGAATTTTAAAATCACCTGAAGTAGATGTGGTTCCACCTGTTGCTTCTATAAATTTTGCAGCAGCACCACCAGCACCAAATCCTAAGACTTGGTAACCAAACATTTTACCTCTAGTTGATTTTTTATTTTTAGTACCTTTACCATCTGTGGTTAAATACTCTGGTATTTTTCTCATATTCTAATCCTTACAGATCGTTAGCTGCATCTGTAGTAAAGAATATTTTAACTCCAAGCACTCTTGCATCAGCAGTAAAAGTATCCCCACCAGCATTTGCATCTCTAAATAATTGGAAATATGTTAACTCACCTGCTGCAGGAGATCCTGCAACTGTAACAGCACCGCTTTCAGAAGATATTTGTTGGTCTTCAACTGTACCTATTCCAGCGTCTGTAACGTTTACTGCTGTTCCATAAGCAACATCGATAGTATCACTATCTCCGCATGCAACAGCTTGTAATCCAAAAATACAATCACCTGTGTTTGTAGAACCTGGTGTCCAGTATACTTGGTAAGTTATTGTTCCTTCATTCCATGATTTAGGCATAGCTACCGAAAATTGTGCAAATTCATCTGTGTCTTTATCAAAATCTAAAACTTTCATGTCAGGTCTTGTTGCTGTCGTTTCAACTTGTTGTGCATCAGCAGGATTTGTTGTTGCTCCATACATCGCTGAAGCTGGAACCCACATAGTTTCCTTACCAGCTATCTTAACTGCAGATACGTTTCCGCCACTATCTTCAGCTTTGATTACACCAGTTCCTTTTGTTTTAAGATCGATACCAATGTTTGAATCTCCACCTGTTGCTGCAAAAGATGGGTTGTTGCCTGTTGCAGCGTTCGCTAATGTAACTTCGTTAACAGCTGAACCTGTAGCTGTTAATAAAGCTAATTCATTGCCATTAGTATCTAAAATAGATGTACCAATTTTAGGACTAGTTAAAGTTTTGTTTGTTAAAGTATCTGTTGATGTAGGTGTTACAGTACCTGCTGGTAGAGTATCTATATCTGGATTAGTTCCATCATTTGCAGTTGCAAATACAACAGCATCACCTTTGTTTGTTGCTGAAAAAGTAAAAGAGTCTCCTGAACCAGTTACGTATTTAAATTGTACTGTGTATGCACCTGATGTTGAATTTCTTAAAAAATAAAATGTTTGAACATCTAAAGGTATTGTGACAACTGCATTATCAGATAATGATCCTGTAAACTCAATCATTCTGTGTGCAAGAGTTGCACCGGTTGACCCATCTGAAACAGATAAATTAACTGTTCCACCACTTGTTACTGCTTGTGTAGTATATCCACCAGAAATTTGTTCAATTATATTTAAATTAGTATTAGTTTTTGTTCCCCATGTACCGGCGTTTTCACCAGTTGCCATTAGTTCTACACCGAGAGCTGTATAAGTTGATGCCATAATTTTGTACTCCTAATTAGTATCTTTTTTTAATTTGTTTTATAGTTATTGTCAATAACATATTATATTAATTACCAGCAGTAACACGTGTATAACCAGCACTTTGCGTAGCTGTTATTCGTTCATAGCCTAAAGGAGCTACGGCTCCTACACTAGCAGTTGCTGATACCCCTGTCAATCCCATAACATCTTCTGGTGATATTGAGCCCACTGAAGAAGTTGCTGATACTCCTGTCAGTCCCATAACATCTGCTGGTGTTAATGCGCCTGCAGAAGAAGTCATAGAAAGACCAGTTAAATCTACAGTAGGGTTTGAATTAATTTGTATAGATCCTACTGCAGAAGTTGCTGATACTCCTGTTAATCCCATAACATCTGCTGGTGTTAATGCACCCACAGAAGATGTTGCAGAAACTCCTGTTAAAGTTGTAACTACACTAAAGTCTATAGTTAATGAACCAACTGATGATGTTGCACTTTGACCTGTTGGTGTCAATGTAACATCGGATATTGCCGTAGGACTTCCAACGGATGATGTTGCACTTAAACCGGTTAATCCCATTACATTTGGTACATCTAAATAATATTCACCACCCCAACCAGTTGTTGTAGATCCCCAAGTTTGTTTACCCCAACTTACGTCTTCTCCTATACCTGTAGTTGCTTCAACACCAGAAACTATTACGACTGTTTGTCCAGACTGACCCCAGTTTTCAACACCCCAACCGTCTTGTCCCCAACCTGTATTTATATCTGCAGTGACTGTAGGTGATCCCACCGATGAAGTAGAAGAAACTCCAGTAAGTGTAATACTTGTATCATTAAGTTCACCCCATTCACCATCATTCCATGCTTGTGCACCCCAACCTAAAGCAAATGAATCTTCAACTCCCCAACGATTTACGTTCCAACCAAACGCACCATAAGAATCTCCACTGATTGTGTTTGCTTGTCCTCCCATTCCAGAGTGATTAGTGCAATAATAATATAAAGTTGGTGCCGAAGCTGCTACTTCAATTTGTGTATATGCACCGGACGATCCTGGCGTTCCATTAGTTGTAACGCCGGTTGTGTATTCACTTCCAGAATTGTGTGTGCCGTCGCTTGTTGTTGAAAATCTTAATGGGTGAGTAGCATTTGAAGAATCTGCTTGATCAAATTTAAATGTTCCACCTTCAGCTAAATTTAAGGTATCTTGTTGAACACCGTCAATAAAATATTTATTACCACCGCCGGTGCTTACCACCGTTACTGTGAATGTTTTGGTAACGGACATGCGTCGTTACCTCTTTACGCTATACGGATAATTGCGTTATCTGCGTCAGCTGTTGGAAATTGAACTGTAAAAGTTCCGCTTGTTACAGTTTTGTCTGAACCAAATGCAATTGCACAAACTGCTGGGTCACCTGTAGCTGAATCATTAAAAATTAAACAACCATTAGCTGTAAAAGAAGCTGATGTCCAAGAAACATCTGCAAAGTCACAAACTGCTGTGTCTGTAGATAAAACAGGTGTTACGCTTGTAAGTGCTTTTCCTTTTGCAGAGTAAGCTGAACCCGATGTGTTAGAAATTTCGTTTGACGTGCTATACGCTGTTGTTGATTTATTTAAAGTTGCAGAACTAGTGTATAAAGCTAAATTAAAAGTGTTCCCAGACGATGCTGTAAAATTATGTACGCCTTTTAAAATTTCAACTTTAAAACTGTTACAAACTGCCGATGTTATTGCCATAATATTTTACTCCTTTTAAGGTGACGGTGATTCAATTGGTATACGGATTGTGCCATCTGTATAGTCATCTCTTCTTCGTCTACCAACTTGCATCGCTGCAAACTTGGTTAACTCTTGTTTATACTTTCCTTCGTATAATGTCAACATATCAGTTGGACCTTTTAAAAAAGAATATGCCTCAACTAAACATGCATATAGAAGCCCTTGAGGGAAATACAGACTAATATAATTAGTTTGATTACTTGAGTCTAATGTATCTGGCATTTTGTTGTAATATATTCGAAATATGTAATTAACGTCTGGAGTAGGTGCTAAATAAATAGATCCCGATGTAGTATCCGATAATCCTGTTGCTCCTCCAAACATAGCGTAATATTTTGGTTTACCAGTAACGTCAGCTCCTGATGAAGTAGAACCCTCTGGTCCAGTTAATCTTCCTACATATTCACTTAAAAAAGTTTGGTCTCTTTTTTCTAGCCAAGTTCCTTGTTCTGTTGAATTAGAAGCATTGAATACTTCTACACCTCTAATAAACAAAGCTCCTGCTGGAACTCTAATATTATTTACGTCTGCTGCCATTGTACCTTGATCCACGAATCTATCTGAATCTATAGGAACATCTAACATAATCCTTTGTTGTGCATTTAAAATAAAAGATTCTAATACTGCAGTTGTAAAAACGTTAGCATCTACTTCCGTGTAGTTTCTTATGTGTGTAACTAAATCGTTGTAACTATATCCTGACATAATTAAGCTTTATCATTAATTGGTCCAATTGTACACTGAAAACCACCTCCTGTTTCTGTGCTAGTCGCATTTGAAACAAGGGGCACGGTAATTGAATTATATTGTGTTTCAGTTGGTGGTTGGGCACCTGTGTTAACAGTATTACCAATAGCCGTAGCTAAATAAGATCCAAAAACTTTTGCTCCACTGCTGTGTGTAGTAGCTGTTGTGCTTTGTAAAGTTTCTCCTTTAAAAGGTGCTGATGTTCCACGTGTGCAGCCTGTTAAATTGTTACCAGCTTTACCTGTGTATTGAATTACTTCATTTAAATATTTTCCATAATTAGTTGTGTTTGGAGTTGTATCAATTTTTTCTATCATAATAAAACCGGCAGTTGGAAATTCAGTTGCATCTGTTAAAGTGATTGTTGTAACTGAATCAGTTATGTTACCATTTAAAGTTGTTTCTAATTCTAATGTAGAAACAGCTACACCACCAACAGGTTTTTTTACATCTCTAAATCTAACATAAGAAGTTCCATAACTTATTTGATTAAAAGGATAAGATACACTTAAAGTTCCAGAAGCAGCCGTAGTTGTAAATGGATTGTTAGGTAATATATTTTCTACAGGAAATTCAGTTCGTGCAGGTCTTGCATTTTTTAAAGCTTGGGGATCTGCACCTACAGGGTGTGGTTGTAGTTGAGGTTGTTTAGGCTCAAACTCAGAAATGTGTACTAAAGCACCAGTCCACTCTTTAACCATTTCATCATATGGAAACGCTGCACCAGATCTATCTGATATTGCTAAAGCTCTTCTTCCTTTTGAAAATCGTGCCATTATACATTTGGATAATAGGTTTTCGGTGTAATGTACGTACTAGCCGCTGATCCATCCTCCGCTAATGCTCTTGCTAATTCATCTTCATAAATTAATTTTGTTTCTTGTACTCTTTGTGGTGCAAATTTCATAGCTAAATAATAAGCTAAACCGGAAACCATACATGGTACAAATCTAAAAGGTGAG